GCTTCAGTGGCAGAAAACGCGGTATCCGCACCCGCATCAATGGCAGCCTGACGCAGCAGCGCCATGTTCTCGGCTGTCTCATGCGTGGCGGAGTCAACCACGGACATCTGCTTGTCGAAGTCGGCGTAGGCCTTTACCGCCATGCCAACGCCAGCAAGGACAGCAGCGCCGCCGATGGCAGCCTGTTCGCCTACCAGCTTCAGCGCTTCCTTGTGCTTCTTGGCCGATTCAGCTGCTGCCTTCTCGGCCTCTTCAGCCTTCTTAGCGGCCGCAGCTGCTTCGTCGCCGGCATCAACGGCGGCGCGGCCCGCGAGGTACGCCTCCTTGGAGAACGACTGCAAACCAAGGGCCGCAGCCTGCTGGGATGACAGGGCCTTACCGTTCATCGTCACCAGCTGGCCGGTGTTGTCATACTGCACACCGGCCGCCTTGGCTGCCGCCTGGTGAGCGAGACCCTGCTTCTTTACCTCGTCGGCCGCCTGGTCAGCCGCCTTGCCAGCATCATCAGCGGCCTTCTTGGCCTTCGCATTAGCCTGGGCAGCCTGCTCCATGGCCTGCTTGTAGCCCTGGATCTCCGCGCTATAGATGACCTTGACTCGGCGCTCCACGGCCACCTCCACTATTTTGTTGTGAGCCCGTGAGATAAACTCGCGGGCATGACTAACCGGGTTGCGTTGATGGCCATAGTGCTGGGTCTGCTGCTGGCAGTTATTGGCGTGTTCGGTTACGTGAACCAGAACGGTTCGTACCTGCTGCTATGGATTGGGCTTGTCGCCCTCATCGTCGGCATCGTGGCTCGCGCCAGCCGGCGCGAACGTCCTGCGCGTGATTAGCTCGTCGTCAATCTCTGACGCATAGAACCGCTGCCCAGGCTCCGGCTTGAAGCCCTTCTGACCGGTGTGCTCCTCGATGGCTGCCTGCGCAAAGCAGGTGACATCCTCGACCTCGTACAAGCCTCGGTTCGCTTCGTTCCGACACTCAGACTTCGGCCGCCCACACTCGCACATGCCCTCCACGTAGAGCGTGTAGGCGAACTCCAGCAGCCGGTCCTTCCACCTTGGCAGCGAGCCGAGATAGTCGGACGGCGGCCGCTGGAAACGCTCAGCCGTTTTGAGAGCTGCGACTACTCGCCACCATCGCCCTGTGTAGAGCGCTTCGGCAAAAAATCCGCGCTCACCTGGGGAGCGACACGGCACGCTTCGTTCCAAGCAGTAACGATGCGCTGGAACTGAGCCTCGCCCAGAACAATGTTGAGGCGCTGAACTTGCGTGGCGTTCATCTTCGGCTGGGTGATCGCTTCGGCAAGGATGATGGCTCCCCGCTCGGCTGGCGTGGCGTCATCATGACCTTCCAGCAGTTCGGCCTGCTCCTGGTTCGTGAGCGACTGTACGCGGATTGTGATCGCTGAGTCATGGAACTTCTGGGCCAGGTCGGCGTACTTTGCGCGAAGCTTGCTCGCACCTCCGCCCATCGAAGGCCCGTCAACTTCGTCGGCATCAGCGTTGCGGATCTTCTCTTCGAGAGCATCGAGGTCTGCGATGAGACCGGCCTTCTGGTATACGGTTACCGACCGCGCCGGGCGGTCGGCGTCGTTCAGCCACGCGTCGATGTCGAATTCCTGGGGAGTGGTCATAGGGTTTCAGGCTCCTATTTTGGTTAGAGGTTGTGGTCTTCGGGGGCGGAGAGGATCGTCCGGGTGACGATTCGCTGGGGCCGGTATGGCTCCCCGGCGTTGTCGTAGGCGATCTTCAGATGGCCGTCGTCGTCGGCCTCGAATTCGACGTAGGTCAGCTGGTCGCCATCGACCAGCACTTCCTGTGCCATCGGGATGGTGCCGGGGTCGATGCCGTTGGCTTCGAACCAGCCGCACAGCTGAGGGTCCGGAACTACTAACGTGTTGAGGTTGATGCGTCGTGACATGGGTTCAGGCTCCAAGGTCGTTGGGCAGGCTCTGGGATTGGGAAGGTTGGCGGCGCGGAGCCTGAAAACACGCGCCGCCAACCGGTCTAACTAGGCGCCTGCAGCGACCTCGATGAACGGCCAGCCGTTCTGCACCTCGCAGGGCACCCGGTACTTGATGAAACCGGTGCCGTCCGTGCGCTGCGGCGTGTCCGTGGTGATCTCAGCGCCGAGGTAGATCTCGTCAGCAGAGGCCCACGCGGCCGCCGCGTCCTTATCCATCTGGCGGGCGTAGGCCCACACGGTGGAGCCCTTCTCCTTGACTGCTTCCCAACCGGCTTCGTCGGTCGCATCGAAACCGCCGGCCGTGGCGAACTTCCGCCAAAGAGTGAACCCGGCCTGGTAGTTCGAGGCACCGATGGCGTTCGCGTTTCCGCTTGAGCCGAGGGCCTTCTCAGCTACCTTGTCGGAGTCCGTGGCACCGAACGAAAAGTCCGAAGTCAGGACGTCGTCCGAAAGGTCGATCCCAGCATTCAGCTCGGTCGCAGTCGGGGCGGCAGGGTTCGCCGGCTTGGTGGTCAGAATGGTGAACTTGGTCTTGCCGTCAGCAAGTACACGAGCGCCCATGGTCAGGACTCCTTCTTGGTGTCGGCCTTAGCCGGGGTGGATTTCGGCGCCGGAGCAACCGCTTTGAACTGGTCAGGGAACGATTCGAGGTAATGCTCGGGGACGGTCTGGATTTCCCCGTTCTTGTTTTTGACGTCGATGAACTTCGCCATTGCAGCCTCCAAGGCATGAAAAAAGCGCCCTTGCCAGGCGCTTCGGTTTGAGTTTGGTTAGAGCTTGTGGGAAACGAGCGCGAACTCGTCCACAGCGAATACAGGATTCCCGCCGCCGGTCAGCGTGACGTCCCGATCGACCTGGCCATCCATAAGCACCGACTGCCTCAAAGGGTTGGTCCGCCAACCATCAACGGCAGGCTGCTTCCGGCTCAGCGCGCTGCGCGTGTTCCTTGCGACGATAAGCATCGAATCAGCAGTGGCGCCGACATATGTGGCACGAATCCGCAGCGTGAGGACGTCCGGTACATCCTTCAGGGAATCACCGTCAGGGCCGCCAGAAGACTCATCGCCGAGGTCGCCCCACAGCACCACGTATGGGTACTGCGGAGACGCTGGGACGGTCCACGGATACACGCGAACGGTAGAGGGCAGGAGGGCCTTGACTGCGTCGTAGTGCTCCTTGATCACAGCAGGTCCTCCGTCGCCTCGAACGCGAACTCGTAGAAGTTGGGGGCTTCCTCAAGCATCGCGTCTTCAGGGTTGCGGATCGTGCCTCCACCGGGCTTAGATGAGCCGAAGTAACCAAGGCCAGCCAGTGAAGCGGCGCCACCACCGCCGGGCCCAATTTCCGCCTCAATGACGCCGTCCCCGCCGAACTCGTGCACCTTCAGGTCATAACCGATGGTTGGCGCGATCTGCTTGAAGTGCTTCGACTTTCTGGCGTCTGCCTGCATGATTTTCTTAGTGTTCAAAGCAGACTTCGCGACAACACCCTTGATTTTCGGGACCATGCGAGCCGGTACTTTCCGGAAGGCATCCGAGATCTCATCGAACCCGGAAGTATCCGCGCTCATAGGATCTCCTTCACGGGAAGCCGGCACGCAGTCTCATAGGTGTCAGGGGTGAAACCATCCACGCGATACACCTTGCCGACAGTGAAAATGTTGAGCGTCGACTCGGTAATCTCCACCTCGTCACCGTCTCGCACGTCGGCCGCGTTCGCTGGAATGTGGACCTGGCGCGAGACCACAGTGAAGACCGCCCCGCCCGCCTCAGGATGCGCCGTAGCAGAGTCCTTCGACTGCACCTTGCACTTGCCCTCGTAGACTGGTTCGGCTGAGCTTGTTACATCGCCTGTATCAGGGTCCGTAACCGACTCGCCGGGCCGGGTGATCCTGCACTTATCGATCATCTGCTCTTCGGCACGAGCTCGGCCGCGGAGCAGCGCGATTATCGCGCTCATGATCCGCCCAGCTTGATCTCGAACGCCTTGGACGTTTGACGGATGCCCAGCCAGCGAAGTTCCTGAGCGGAGACGTACAGCTCTCCGGTGGAGAGCGCACTATCCACGGTGCCACCCTCGGAGTAGTCGTCAATGGACTCGTTGCGGATGCGCATGCCGTCAGGGTTTTTCAGGACCCTTCGCACCATGCGCACAGCGGCGAGCTTCACCACGTCCTGGTCCTTGGCGGCGAGGTCCGGCACCTCAACCTTCAGCAGCACTTCCGCTTCCAGCAGCAGCCCGTTCGCCGTCTCCACCTCGGCGTCCGAAAGGGAGCGCCAACCGGACGCTACATCTTCTGCAGTCACCTGAATCATGACGCTCCCTCTCGGTTACTTAGCCAGAACGGCCAGGATCTCGGCCTTGGTCTTCGCATCGCCGAGGTCAATGTCCTCAGACTTCGCGTAAGCCTGCAGCTGCTTGACGGTCCACTTGTCGGTGACATCGCCTTCCGGCAGATCGTCCGATTCGGGAGCCTCGGCCCAAACGCTCTCGTTGGTGATGGCCTTCTCTGCCCACTCGGGAACGGTGTCGTCCGGCCCGAACGCGTGAGAGACGCCGTCCTTGTCGTGCACGTGCACGTAGGTGTTCAGCTTGGACATGTTCCGCCTCCTTAGAAGACGCCGGCGACGAGAAGCCGCTTCGGGTTGGCAAGGACAGGCATGCCGACCGCGTCAACGAAGGTCTCTTCGCGGAACGGAGGGCCATCCTTGATGACTACGCCGACGATGCCGGGGGCCTGCTCGAACGAGAAGTCGACCTTGGCTGCGTTCACGAGCTCCAGGGCCGTTGCGGTAACGCCCCATGCGGTGTAGCCGAGGTCGGACGGGTTCGGCGGAACGAACAGCACCTTGTTCTCGGGCAGGACCCGGGTGGAAGTGCCGTCGACGTCGACCTGGGTGTCGTACACGAACAGGATCGGCGGCAGGCCGAACGTATCCAGCACCTGATCAAGCGCGGCGCGGGAGACAATGCCCGGGGTGCCGGCCAGCGAGCCAGCGAGGGTGCGCACCTCTGCGTTGCGGAGCATGTAGCCCAGCACCTTGTTGCTGATCGCCATGCCACCGGGACGGAAGCCGTTGGTCGCAACGTAGACATCTACCCATGCGGTGATGTCTGCGATGACCGTCGCCGAAGCGGTGGTGGACCAAACGGTGCCAGCCGAAACGATGTGGTTGCCCGGAACGCCGAAGTCAGCTTCGAGGTACAGGCCATTCTCGCCAGCCAGGGTGAACTTGCCGTCGGTCAGGACGTCGCCGCGGGCGAGCTCCATGCGGGTCTGGATTTCGCCCGTGAGGATGGCCGCATCGTCGTAGATCGCGTTGATCACGGCAGCATTGGAACCGCCGTTCTGGCGGGCAGCTTCGAGGTTCAGCCGCTCCAGTTCGCCGATGCCGTTCATGGTGGAGACAGGCGGCAGCTTGACGGAGCGAATCTCAAGACCGTCACGCTCGGTGCGGTGAATCCGACCGTCGTAGGCACGGAACTTAGCGGCCCGGTTGGTCCGGGTCAGTTCCGTAACGTCCACGGTGTTCTTGTCGAAGTAACGGTCCGGAAGCAGCTGATTCAGGACGTAGTTCGCCGGGGTGGGGACCTCGCGAACGAAAGCGGTCAGGGTGTCCGGGGTAACCGGACCATCAAATACGATTGCCATGGTTGACTAGGCCTTTCAGACGTAACGGATCCAGCCGGCGACGTCGGTCTTACCGGCGGCGTCAACGGTGGCGGGCAGCTTGGATTCCTTCACGACTGCGGCGAACACCAGCGGCGCGCCGGCATCCTTGGTCGTGTCGGCGATGTTGGGGACCTTGGTAGAGATGCCCAGGTGGCCACGGAGCGTCTGACGACCGTCCACTGCGGTGTCGTCGTACGGGCCGTACAGGCCGGTGGCCGTGATCTTGCCGAGGCTGGTACCCGACTGGATGAAGCCGTTCGGGTAGTGGGTGCCGGCAGTGAAGGTGGAAATATCGAGCGTGATGCTCTCCTTTTCCCATCCGCCGTCGTCCAGAAGCCAAGACAGCTTCTCGACCTGGTAGTTGGTCTTGCTAACCGAGATGTCGGTCATCGTGGCTCCTTATTCAAGGGGTGGATTTACTTTTTGCCGAACCGCTTTTGCGCTTCGGCTTTGCCTGAGTCCCATCCGCTGGTCTTGGCGGTCTGCCGGGCACCCTGCGAAGCATCAGGTGCGGGCCGGAAGGGCTTCCCTTCGGCCTTGGCGTACAACTCGGCTACCTTCTTGGCGGACGCCAGGTAGCTGGCCTCATCAGTGCCGATAACCAGGTCCTGGTATTCCTTCGGGACTGGGTGCGCTGCCAGTGCAGCCAGGCGTGCGTTCTCAGACTTGGCGGCTGCGAGGGCCGCCGCGGCGTCGTCGCGTTCCTTCTGCGCCAGCTGAATGTCCGAGAGCTTCGCGTCCTCGATCTTCTGCAGCGCAGCCTTAGCTTCCGCGAGGTCCTTCTCAGCCTTTGCCCGAGCGTCGCGCTCAGCCTGCAAGGCCTTCAGCCCGCCCTCGCCCAGCTTCTCGTCCTTCGCTGCATCAGCAGCGGCGGCGTCAGCTGCGGCTTGGGCCGCTGCAGCATCGGCAGCAGCCTGCGCGGCTGCATCCGAGTTTTCTTCCATGACGGCGTCCCCGAAGGTCAACCGGTGGAAGTCCATGAGGGCAGCAATGCCGCCCGGCGCGGTGATGTCGATGCCATGAGGGAATCGCTTGTTCAAGGAATGCTCCTTCAGTGAATGCCGCATCGCACGGCGAATGGCCCAGCCGCATCGCACGGACGGGAGAATGTAAATCTGTGGGGTTAGAAGACCTGGCCGCCGGTAGCAACCCAGCGTCGGTAGTCCTTCTCAACTTGCGCTGCGATCTGTGGCGTCAACGGGGAACCCATGACCCTTGCGCGGGGTGTCATCGATGGCGCCGAGTACGGGTTGATGCCCTGTTGCACGAGCTCCCATCGGGCCTTCGCGTCGAACAGGCGCCGCTCCGCTTCGGTCATGGTGGCGCGCACCGCGGGGTCGCGCCCGTAGGTGATGGCATCCTCCACACGCTTGCGTGCGGCCTCGTACGCTCCGCCGTGACCGAGCGCCCCGTAGCCCTCACGCTGTCCTGTGATCGAGCCCAAGGGGTTCTGCCCGCCGGGGAGGATGTAGCCGTACTTCTCCAGGTCAGCCAACACTGCGGCGCGGTTGCTCCCGTTGAGCTCGTAGATCGCCTCCGGCGTCAGGCGCCGGCCGCTCGTTGAGCCTCCGCTGATGGAGCGGAAGTTCCCGCGCTTGCCAGTACCTTCAGAGGTGAACGCACCCTTCAAGGCCTGGCCACGGGCCGTGCCGTCGCTTGACTCACCCGCGTACGTCATCCCTCGCCGCGAGTTCACGACTTGGAAGATGTCACTGCCGTCGCGGATCGCCTGCGCGCCCGCCTTCGTGTACGCCTTGTCCTGCTCAGCGGGGGAGAGGGACTTGAAGTACGCGTAAGGGTCATGGATCAGACCCTCGGAGCGGGCCGCGTGCACGGCCGTCGTCTGCACGTGTATGCAATCGCATCGCGGATGCCGCTTGAAACCGGCGTTCCAACGGTAGAAACGGCCAGCCAGGACGGAGCATCGAGAGCATGACGGCGGATTGAGCATGCGCACGTAACCGACTCGCGGACGCGACACAGCGTCTACGCCTGCAGCCCCGCGGCCAGCGTCGGCGACTTGCGTCCGCGTGATCGTCGTAAGGAACTTCCCGCCCTGCTCCAGTGCCGCCCGCTGGTTCAATCCGCCCGCTATCAGCGTCTTGGTGTGCGGCACTGGGGAATACAGCAGCCCAGCCAGTGAACGGCCGTCAGAAGCCAGCCCAGCGAACGCAGAAGCATTCACAAAATGCGCCGGCGCCTCGTACAGGCCTTGATCCGCCAGCGTCTGCGCGCCGTAGCCAGCGCCAGCCTCAGCAGCCTTGGTTTGAACATCGGCGAGCACCGGAAGTAGCAACGGGATCTGCGCCGCCCACGAACCCGTAAGGTCCGTGAGCGACACTTCCGACCAGAGCTCCATCGCTGTCACGACGGCCAATGCCTGAAGCCGCTGCATCTGCTTGTAGTGCTTCACCGCGGCTTCGGGGATCAATGTCAGCCCCCGTTCACAGCCCTCGTCAGGTTCGCAATGTCAGGGTTCGACTTGGCCCTGGCATCCATCTCCAACATGCGGTCTCGCTGCTCCTGCGTGTATCCGAGATCCTCGCGGGCCTGCTCAATCGGAACGATGCCAGCTTGAACCTTCTTCACGACAGCATCAGCCTGCTGCGCCACTGTCGGGGTCGAAGGATCGCGCCAAACCGTCTCCAACGACAGCGCTTCCTGATCCCAACTGCCGTTCTTGATACGCAAGACCAGCCGCTGCACGTCCTCCCAAGCTCCACCCAAGTACGTGTGCTTTCGCTCCACACGCTTCACCAGCTGAGTCTCCGAAGACCGGATCGCGTCCGCCGACGTCGGGTTTTCCCCAACGAAGCTCGTGTAGTGCGGGGGAAGAGCCAGCAGCTGCGAGCCAATCTGGATCAGCAGCTTCATCGAATTATGGAAGACGGCGAGGTCAGTCTCAGTGAACTGCCCGAACTTCGTCTTCTCCGACTCGGTCGCCCAAAGTCGGCCGGCGTCGCGAGACCAAACACCGATCGGGTTGCCGTCCTTGTCCACGAAATCATCAGCGGACAACGCTGTAGCCCAGCGCCTGGGCATAGCGTGGTACTCGCCGCTGACCATCATGTCGGTGGCCATCTTGTTGAGCGCGTCCGCTATGCCGATGATGTCCACAAACTCCGAACGGCCATCGGGGCGCAGGATCCTCGGATTGTTCACCAGAGGGACGACAGGGACCATGCCGAGCTCATGCTCGTCAGCAGGGCCCGTAGACCACCATTCCTTCTTGTAGAAGGCGAATGACTCAGTCGAGTTCGGCAGATACAGGGTCGCCCGCTGCACCTTGTCAGTGCCCTCGCCTTCCTCCCAGCGCTTGATCGCCGCAGATACCTTGCGGGTGCGAGGATCGCGCTCCGCGAACACCTGAAACGGGCTCTCAACAGTGACGATCGGGTCAGCGTCCGCCTCATCACCGGAACCAACAATGGCGTAGGTTCGCTTCAACGCGATCGAATCCAGATGCGCCTGCTGCGACTGCTCATCCAGTCCGTTGGCCTGCCAGATCCTCCACAGTTCCTCGTCACTCGAAGCGCGGCCGCGGTACCGGAAACCCTCGATATCAAGGCGGTTCTCGTACGCTTCGGCCCCGAACCGGAGGATGTTGATGATCAGCTGGTAAACACGATCGCCAATCTCATCCTCCATCGCCTTCGCCATGTACTTCAGCGGCTGCTCACCCTCGAAATACCGGTCATTCTTGTCGAGGTCCGGGATTTCAAGCGCCAGCTTCTTATCAAGCCGGGAAAGGGCGTCAGTGGCAGCCATCAAGCCCTCCAAGGGTCAGAATCATCAGGAAACGACGACCCGGCGCCTCTTCGGCGTCGGGTCCCAGCCGCCCTCACGGGCATCACTGGAGGCCGTATGCGCCAGGATCCTGGCCATCGCGGCATCTATCTTTTGGTGGTCAGCGGGCTTGATCAGCACATACTGCTGGTTGAACTTGGCAGCCTTGCGGGCGTTGGCCATGTGAATCGCTGCGATCGGGCAGCCGTCATGCGAGATGCGCTTGTTTGCAAGGTCGATCTCGAAGCGCTTGATTTCCTCGTACATCGCCTTCACCCGGTTCGTGGCCCACTCGAACACGTGCTCATCGCCGTGCGCGAGCGCCCATTCACCGATTTCCGTGCGCCAGTCCTGCGGGTCGCAATACATGCGCTCCACCCGGTACCGGCGGAACAACTCATCGACGGCGGCGTGGACCTCTCCGCGAGGGATCTGATCGTTCCACTCCTGCGGGTTCCAGATCGTCGGGAGACTGTCTGGCCCATATCGAGGCGTGAACGAGAACCCATCGA